TTCCCCGCCCTGGTCCGCAATCATTTTGATTCCGCCGGACATGTAAAGATCCGTAGTCGCCACCTTACTGCCAATCACACCACCAGATGCAACAATTCCTGATCCGCCGGTTACGAAGAAATTTGAAAGCGTGCTTTGTTGAGTGCTCGGATGCGAGCCGCCGCCGGACCCCGGTGCAAAACTCACAGACCCAGTGCCACATAGGTTATAAGCCGCTCTAAAACGAGGGGGTCCAAAATAGCCGAATGGCAGAAGCACTGGGTCTGTGCCGCCGGCTTCTACCTCGTCGTTCATCTCGACATACACAAACTTTGAGTTGTTGTTATATTCTCCGTATGTCCTTAGCCGTTTTTCGGTTGTATCCCACGAAGTATATTTATCGCCAATTACGCGCGCAATATAGTTGGGCGACGTAGGATCGAGGTTGAGGTTGTCAAATCTTTCCATTACCTGCACGTTATTATCAGTGTCGTGAAGACTACGAATCAAAATGGAGAACGTGCCGTAATCGGTTGTAGTTGATGTGGAATTTTTAACATTTGCAATTGAAACTTTGCAGTTTCTGTTTAACCACTCGCCATGACCTCGGCCGATTAAGCGGAATAGTTTTGTTTGTTCAAACGAAGTATAATTCGAAGCGAGACCCAAATCTTGACCAATAAACCAGCCAGCGACCGCCTCTTTGGAGGCTTGAGACTTCATATCCATCGGACCGGTGTCAGCACCTTTTGAAACTGACATCATAACACCGATAGACTTAGATAGGAAACTTCTGTCTCTCAGTTCTTGTTCATATGACTCGCCAAGCCAATACGACTTTGCCGACAAAACAGTATTGCCATAAAATGTCGCACCACTTATCATCTGTGGGTTCGTGTTGAACTTTTTGCGAATGAAGTTGGCGCTTGTGTCATCAAAATTAAATCTAATTTTCTCTTTCTTTCCGGAGGATCCGCTAATGACAACCGTATATAGATTATCGGAATCCACACCGATCATAACGTTGTTTGCGCCCGTCGTTGCGCTCTGGGTGGATGTTTCGCTCGTGTTCGGGCCGCGGCAGCCGCCTCCGTAAACGTTTCCGCTTAGGTATATCTCGCCGTCATCCACATAAAATATAGCAGCAAGGCTGCCGGTACCAAGATCGAGGCGCTTGGAATCTGTTGACGATGATGTAAATAGCCAAAGGCCGTAGGATCCACCGTTTGTGGCAGGGACTGCGGTAATAGTGTTCGTGGTTTTCCAGCCGGCCTTGGCATCGACGGTAGAGTCGGGATTGGCGTCCTGTTGTCCGAGGAGCCGGACATATGTAAGAGGGGCGACATTCGCATCTAAGAACGCTTTTGCAGCAAATGTTCCATACATGGGAGATTGAAAGTTCCCATTGCGGTAAATATCTCCGCCGGCGAAGCCGGGCACTGTATCCCCAAACATTTCAACAAATTCTGAGTAAGATTGAACTTTTATCGGTTGCATTGCTAGCCCGCGAGTTGAGCGACCAATTACAACGGGCCCGATGACGTCTGCTTCTGCGGGAATGAAAGAGTTATCAATTTCATTGATAAACACCCCAGGGGATACAAATTTAAAACTTTTCACTGACATACTGTGTTCCTCTTATCGAATTGTGCATAAATGTAGTGCAATCGTTAATTAAATAGTATTTTCAAGTTGAAAAGGAGTTCCTGACCTAAAGAAAAAAAGTCTCATTTCCTTCAGGAACTGTTTCTTCGTTAGGAAAAGTTATCTCAACGACGTTTTCATGTATGCGAACTATCGGTCGATCATCGCTTTTGCCTTCCCCAATGAGGTAGCCCAATACTTTAATTGTAATCTCGGAACTATACATTCTCATATCTTCCCCAAGATCGTTAACATTGTTGGAATGAGTAAAGCCCTGGTCGATAAATCCTTCATATAAATGACCATTTCTTCTCATGGTAAACGCATTAATTTGTCCCGTTCTCCCGATAAAAGGTGCTAGCATTGTGTTCATTTGCTGTTGATATTCTGATTTCAAGGTTATCTTGTAGTCGATATTTACATAAACAGGAATAGGGATAGAAAGCATCTTAATGACTACTTTTTGGTTCACTCTCGGGTAATACAGTTGCTTTGTCTCTCCTGTCACATCTCCTCGGGTCCCGGCAGCCACCGCAAAATTCCTTGTCTTATCCTGAACAATCTTTTTAGCAATCACCATCCGGCCACTTCTGCCGTCTTTTTCATCAGAATATAAATTGGCCTGGAATGAACCTTTTCTGTTCGGATCTTTGACGATGCCGGTGCGCTCCACGCTGATTAAGGGTAATTTGAGGGCTCCGTCGAGGTCTCTTAGGGATTTTTCATGTTTAACTTGAAAAGATCTTTCCGGGACTTGCCATAAAACCGGCGTCTTGGTAAATCCCTCGTTGGTGGTGGTACTTATCATTAAATCTTCTTTAACCCAAGACATGATAGCATAATCTATATTTTCTATAGTCGACTCCAACATCCCTATTTCTTTTAGGGTCACCGCATCTTCGCCATTTGGCAGCATTGCAAAATCAAAGTTTTTAGGTAGCATCGAATAGTCCCTTCCGCGCCCTCTTACAAATAGCAGATATTTCAAAAATATTGTTGATTTGTCCGAATAGTTGCTTATCGTAAGATAGTTTGACTATCTCATAATAACTATCTCCGTACAAGACGAAATCACCCTCGCGCACATACATGTCTTGATCTTCTTCAAGGCGCCTTTTATGGAAATGAATATTAATTTCCCATACTTTGTCAACTCCAGCGCCGGCCATATATTCTGTTTCAAACCTTGTAAATTCGACCAACGCATAAATTCTGATGGGTGACAGAAAGGTTTTCTTAACGGCTTCTCCATACATTTCATGAAAATTTGTTCTTTTGAGATCAATGGGATAATAAAGGATTTGTTGGCCAATTACTTTTTCAATTAACTCGTCATTGACTTGCTTAACAAGATCTCTTTCTTTCTCGCCCAAAAACAAAGGGGGCGGCAGCTGTGGTCTTTTCCATTCATTTGACATCGTTCATCACCCCACAAAAATCGGTAACGGAGAGTTTTTCAACGTGGTAGCTGCAGCCTCTGACCTTTCACTATCTCGCTTAACTAGTTCGGTGTATTCCATCTCCTTTAGAGTTTCTATTAATTTGTCTCTTAAAGTAGTTTGCTCTTCTTTAGCTTGCCCTAATAACTCTGAATGATTCAAGGTCACCGTTTCGCCGGGAATGGGGATTGTTGTGAATTTGCCTCTGATCTGTCCTAACATTTCCTTGCACAGCGCCAAGCAATACTTACGTATCCACTGTTTTCCTATAGAATTGATATTCTCATACGGAATATTGTCAAATGGAAGCGTATTGACGTTATTAATGCCATCCACGCCACTCTCATAACTATCATCATCTTCCCATGCGTTTGTATCTACATAAAATCTAAACCAGATTCGATCTAAGTCCCCAAAATCCCAGTAACTAGGATCCGGGTAGAGCCTTAAATTGTTATTGATAATCTCGTAGGAATAGTGCGAGGTTCTCGTATAAAGCGAATCCTCATACATGATAGCCTGCATTTTATTTTGCCACGTAGGAATGATTTCAAAGGTCGCATCATCAGCAAACTGCCCATAAGTAGAATAATTTCCCACGACGCCAATTCCGCCATAGTATCCATAAAAGCGCCACATGACACGCGGAGATTTATAAAACACTTGTGTTACAATAATGCGTTTCCCTTCAACCTTTCCTTCAAATATAACTGGGTTCCCTGCGTCATCTTCTCCCGTGGCCGCGGAACTTGAAATAATACTCTGTAAGTCATAATCTTGAATATTTGCAGTGGGCCTGAAAGAAGCAGAATACTGAGGTACAGTTCCTCCAAAGCCGGCTACCGCGGACATTCCATCGCCAATTCTCCGGGCATATTCAAACTGAAAGCGTGGATATTTAAGAGCTACCTTGTCGCCCCCCAAACTTGATGATAAAGTGCAGTCGGCTATTTCTCCACGATGGTCAAATGTCCCTGTCGCATTACCCAAGACGTCCGAGAGCATATTTTTGCTTTGATGAAGATTAACGATATATGAGTATTCTAGGACGGCCTCTTCATACGCTGCATATACATTTGCCGGCGTTAGCTCTATATCAACAACATCTCCACCCAGTTTCTTGTACGTGTATGCCACTTGAACGGCCGCACCATTTAAAAATTCAGCAGACCCCGTATACATTCCAAATGGAACTGCGGCGGCCACAGCTGTGCTTGAGCCAGTTTGCGTGAGAACTACAGGGCTCGTTTGCGACCTTGGATTGAGATTAGTTGGCATCTATAATATTCTCCTCGCAGTAATTAGTAGTTCATAAAACAAAACCCCCGGCAAGCGGGGGTTCTTTATCGAGAAGAGCTTATTTTATGTTGTTACATCTTGAGTAACTGTTTTCTTTGCTCTCCGACGCTTTGTGGGCGTCTTTTTGGTTCGTTTGCGTTTTGGAGCAGCTTTTGGCGTTTCCTCAACTTTTTCTTCTTGCAAAATAACTTCTGGCTGGGGTGCTGCAGCTACCACTACGACTTCTGGTTTTGTTGTCGCTGCCACCACAACTTCCTCGACAACTTCCTCTTGAGCGTTCAAATGTCGGACGCGTGGATGAGTGCTGTGCTTGACTCTAAACTTTCCTTTAGCTGAATTCAGCCGTCTTTTCTTTCCCATGGGAACTCCTTTGTAGTGTAGTAATTAGTTCCCATTTCGCAAAAACGAAAATCTCAAAAATTTGGGGGCGAAAAAATTCGACACCGGAGTGTTTTTTAAAAAAACCCCCTCCGAAGAGGGGGGATAAATATAAAGATATATTTTAAAGTTTGAATATCACTCAAACGGCGTTGCTAGAGTAGCGTCACCAAGTAATGTACCCTCTACATGCCATCTGGTGCTCGACAAGCCAACCAAAGTGATTGTACCTCCCACGAGCCAGCCCTGTTCGATGCTTCCTAAGTCGATTGTATCGTCATTAGAAACGTCAGCGGCAAAAAAGTTCATGTCTGTCGCCGTAGCTGGATCCACCAACATCAAACCTCCGACATATAGCTCGTCGGTGGCTGCTGTATTAATTTGACCAGCAGAAGTAAATGTAGTGCCCACAACAAATTTGTATGTCAAGCCGGCTGCAGCAGTTGGCAGTGTTACCGTAATGCCGTCTGCCTTATTAAACGAAAAAACGGTACCCGATTCTGCGGCAGTAAGCGTTCTAGTTGCTGCTGTAATCGAGACAATTTTGTCTTTTACTCCTGAGACTGTAGAGCCTCCGAGCGCTAAATCTCTCTTTAAATTCTCAATTAATGCCTCAGTTCGTGCGAGGCCCACTCTTTTAGTTCCCATTT